GTGTTATACCACAGATCCCCTTCCTCAAGATTATTATCTGAGACTGCGGGAGCTGTAGTTTGTACGAACTTTTGGTCCGCTATTTGATGCAAGGCATCCTGTATATTCGTAGCAGTTATGGTTCCAATAGGAGTAAATGATATATCTCCTGCGTCTCCTACTGCTACTGAATTTGTTGTGATTATTACCTCATCGGTAGTAACCGTTATTTCATTACCTGTAGTCTCTGTTACAGTAACTATTACTGCCATGACTATAACCCCGGACTAATTGTTGCTCTTCCTTCCATTAATCTAGTAACTGTTCCAGCAGGGGAGGTCATATCTATATCATGTATGTACTCTATTGCTGCATCTAATGCGGTAGTTTGAGCAGGAGTTAGGCTTAATTTAATACTACCTGTTGCTGCATTAACTATAGCGGCTGTAATTGATACAGGGTTATCATCATAATACGATTTAGCTATTTTTGCATCAAAAGTATACCCTGTAATATTTAAGTCAGTACCAGATGAAGAATCTATAGACATTTGAAGCTCCCAAGAGGACCCCTGCTCAATACTTAAATTATAAATACCTGCTGCCATAATAAATTCCTTAATAAAACTGAGCTCATTTCAAGTTTTTATTGAAAGATGCTTTATACTTGTTAAAAGGTGTACACCAAATTATTTTAATGACCTTTTCTTACTAACTATTATATCAAATTCCAGCAGAAAAGTCAAGAGTTAAATTTTTTATGCACCTTGTAATTCTTTTATCTGTATTGCTTGTTTTTCTACCATATCTTTTAGCTCTTTTATAGCTTCGATGTATAATGAATGCAGAGCATCATATTCTACCGTTTTATACATAGTTTCTTCGTCGCCTGTTTGTAGAGGCAACTTCTTCTCTCTAATTGCTTGAGGCAGTACCTTCTCTACTTGTTGGGCGATTACACCTGCACTTCTTTGTCCATTATTCTTACGTGTGAACTCCACTCCGTTAAGTTGGGAAACTTTAGTTAGTGCATCTACTACTGTTGTAATACCTGTCTTTAATCGTTCATCAGATATAGTTGTTGAATAAGCTATAACATCCCCATCCGCATGCATGTCACCTCCTGCTTCCATACGGAATTTATTATTTCCATTAATATAGAAGTCCGTCTGAGCATTGTTAGTCCAGTTAATATAATCTGTACTATCTAACCCTATCGAAGGGGAGGTGATGGAGGTAGTTACTGCTAAAGTGCTTGATAGTGTGGCTGCCCCCGTTACGGATAGAGTGCTACCTGCCGATAAAGTGCCCCCTACTGTAGCATTAGAAGTTACTGACAGTCCTGTTCCACTGGGTTTAGCACATGTTAATAATCCTGTACTATTAATGACTCCTCCCACATATAGGTTCTCTTGTGTAGATACCCCTCCAGTAACTTTTAAAGCTCCGGTAGTAGAACTTCCAGCAGATGTACCGTTAGTTAATGATAAAGCATCTGCTGTATCAATACCTACCTGAATGAAGGAAGACCCATTGTACACTTTTAATGTAGAAATACCCGTATCAAAAAATAACTGCCCAGACACTAAAGACGTGGTTGGGGTTGTTGAGTCACTGTTGCTGCTTTTGATAGCAGTTAGTGCGTTATTGATGTCCGCTCGAGTTGCGGGGAATGATTGATTTGCTATGCTATAGTCGTGTGTTGCCATAATTTTAGTATCCTGAACTTATCCAATTGAATGTTTTTTGTGTAGCAGTTGCGCTACTGTTATAAAATGTTACTGTGAACCCTGAAGCAGTACTACTACTTATAGTCCAGTAATCCCCTGTATTTGCGTTCTGAAGAGTTATACCCACAGTAGGTATAATCTTATAAGGAGTAGTATAAGTAATTACTTCCGTACCGTTATTAGTGCCAGAACTACTAGTTACCCCTGCATTTCTTTTTATTTGGTCGGGCATATCCACCGTAACCGTTAATTCGTCTATCTGTACGTTATGAGAAGTATTAGAGCTAGTTAACTTTACTCTAAACTCTAGTCCTCTTGCAAAATAATCGCCTATAAAGAACGGTACCCACCCACTCCAAGTTGGAGACCCTGTAGGATCATCCTGTGTAATACGAACTTCCAAAACAGCATTTGTATCTGAAATATCAGTACCATCAAATAGACCTGAAGTACTATCAAAGTACCCAGTGGCTATATCAAATAAATCTTTAACTGCTACTCCTGTACTAGATATAAAGCCTGTAACCCTACTAGTGTATAAAGCGCCCAAGTCTAAAGATTGGTCTGTAAAATAGTAGTACCCCGTACTATGGATATCTCCTTCTACTTTGTAGTTAGCTTGGTCTGTTTGCCCAAATATGTTATCTGCAAGCACTAGGTCATTATACGTGTTAATTGAACTAACCGTGGTGACCAGAGCTGTGTCTAAGTTTCTAATGATTCTGTTATCATGAGTACCTGCTACAAACGTTACACCCGTGTTCCTAAGTATATTATTAGGCACCTCTATTCGGTACCCTTCGCCATCTTGGTTATCAAAAATACCAGAAGAAAGTACCAGCTCTGTACCATCTACTCTAGAAGATACAGTTGCTGTTGTATTATCTGTAGTATTTCTTACTAACTTACCTATGTATTCATCGGTAAAACTTGCAGAAGGGTCGTACAGTCTATCGTACCCTGGCTCCATTTCATATACGTGTCCATCTTTATTATCGAAGATTCCCGAAGATAGAGTTAACTCGTTAGAGTTGACAAAAGCGCTTACAGTAGCAGTAGTAGAGTCATTTGTATTTCGTACAGTTCTTCCTACTAGCGCGGAAGTAAAGCTTGCGCCGGTATCCCTAAGATTATTAGGGCCTGCTTCTATCTCCCATGTATCCCCGTGGTCATTTTGGAATAAAGCGGAAGATAGAGTAACTAAAGTACTGCTATCTATAGAACTAATAGTAGCTGTATCATTATCTGTGTTATTTCGTACTGTTCTTCCTACATCTCCTGCTACAAAAGTAGCCGATGTATCCCTTAATTGATTAACTTTAGTCTCCAGCCTATAGGCCTCTCCAGAAGCATCAAATATATCAGAGCTAAGGGTTAATACTGTACCGCTATCTACAGTACTTACCGTTGCGGTAGTATTATCGGTAGTATTTCTTACTATATTATTTAACCAAGTAGAGTCAAAAGAGGCGTTATCATCCTCTAGCTTATTAGTAGTGTGAGTAATATCATCAAAACTACCACTCCTATCGTCAAAATTCCCAGATGCGGTATCTACAAAGTTGGTATTTTGAAAATCAGTACTACCCGCATTTAAAATAGCATTGTGTGTTCCAGTAGATCTAGCATCATCGTGCGTCCCAGAGGATACTACATCATCTTCGTGAGTACCTGTAGCATAGTAAGCATCGTGGGTACCTGTACTTAAATTAACGGAAGATATTTCAATAGTATTATCACTAGAGTCGTAGAATACATTTGAATTTCTAGAGTCATTGACTCCCTTATCCGTAGTATTGCTACCAAATAAAGTATGTTGGTTAGAGGTGTGTACTACATTAAGAGCTAAAATATCTGCTGTGTTGGACTTTATAAATGCAGTGTTTTGAGACTCATTCCCAGAAGAGTCTAGTGCTTTAATTAAGTAAGATCCAGATAATAAGGGGGCTAAATAGTTATCTGTATTACCGGGCACAGTTTTAGTAATATCTGTGGACCCCGCCCACGTTACTCCGCTTATCTTACTAGTATGTCTTATCCAGTAGGAACCCCCGATAAGTACGTCTAAGTCTGCTACCCGAGTCCAAGATAGGTATGCCTTGTCTCCTTGAGCAACCATATTAAAATTAGTTACATCATTTGGAGCGGCCAACTTACCGTATATCTCAGCTTCTAGGCTGGCATAGGGGGAATATATCATTAGAAAATTCTCCTTGTCTTAACTCTAAATTCTAAAGTTCCTGCAGGGGCATCATCGATAGTGATGCTCTGCGCAGAGGTTTCCCCCATTGAAGTCCAGTTTGTAATAGCAGGTTTCCTTCTTCTCCACTCTACATAATAAGATGCAATATACGGATAAGTAGTTGCGGTACCAGGAGTGTTTGGAGCATCCCAACTAAAGGTGGCCCTATTCTTAACGTTTTTCATTGAATCTACGTATAGCTCTTCACTAATCACAAGGTTAGTAGGGGCAGGTATTGATGCACTAGGGTCAGGTAGACTACTTGTAGACTTGGAAGAAAACGATAGATTATCCTCAATGTACCCATATTTAGCCCCATGATACGCAAGGGAGGTAACCTCTACCGCATTAGCTTCCACTTCTTTAGTAGTAAGAACCCTGAAATCCTGGGCTTCCGTGGCTCCTAACTCCTCTAGTATCCACAGATAAGGACTCGTAGGAGTATTAGTAAAAGCTGCCGCTACAGTTAATTGCTCTACCTCTTCCGTGCTAGCTATAGTAGCTACATTCTTAGTCTCAACCCAAGAATAGGGCTTCCACTCATTTGACCCATTAGCATTTAAACAAGCTGACTGTGTCCCCTCTGCCTGCTTTACCCCGTTACGTAGACATGCTTGCTCTGTATTCATAATACTAAGTGTGTAGCTTGCCCCCGCGGTAACAGGAGTAGGATTATCCAATTTAACTATGGTAGTAGTACTACCACTAGCTACTCTACCCCCATATCTCACTCCTGCTCTACTAGAGTCTGCTACTTTGATTAAGTCCCCCGGGCGGAGTACTGCTGCATCAAGTCCTGTCTTGAACATTAATACTTCAGTTTCATGCTTCTCAGTATACAAAATCCACTTACCTACTCTATTGGCTTGTCCTTGAGAGGTACACCCAATAGCTCTTATATCTGTAGATATAATCTGGTTACTTGAATTGACAATTCCTTGTGCATCCTCTACATACTCAACATGCTGTCGATAGTAGTCCTCTGGGTCGTTCCACGTGACATATGCAACGTTGTGCCTTTGTTTCTTAGAGGAGCCTTCGTACGAGAACTCCCCGTTTATAACATTAGACTCCGAAAAACTCATAACAGCTTCTTTTGGAGAATCTTGAATAGCAGTAATCTGCCCTTGCTGCCAGTACACCATGCCTCTAAATATAGATGAGATGTCTGCTAGCATTTTGAAAGCCTCCTCGCGGCCTTGCAAATATAAGTGTGCTGCAAATCTTGCCTCTTTATTGCCCCATCCATCTGATACTCCTACAAATTTACCGTCACTATCTACAGCGTCAGAGTACCTAGCTATCTCGTACAGGGACCACTTATCTAACTGATTTTCACTCAACCATCTACCTAGCCCGTACCTAGGTTCAGTACATAAGTCATATAAAATCCAGGCGGGGTTACACGTCCAAGCTATATCAAAAGTGCCATCCCATGGACCTGTATATAAAGTATCCCCTACTGAAGTACCTGTCCAGGTACCTCCTGCTGCCGTACATCGATCTTTTCGTCTATACCCTGGCTTAGTAGAACAGTGTCCTGGGTCATAGGGAGTATAGTTACTAGGGACTTTTATTTTTACCCCTTTTATTTCGTATCCGCGGCCAGGGATAGAAGTAAACTGTTTAGCGTTGACCTCCATGGCTATTAGAGCACTATTAGGGTATCTTAATTTGTTATCAATTATAAGGGAGTAAGACCCAAAATATAGATCATTATTCGTCTGGGAATCCTCTGCGTCGCTTGTAGTGCGCACTACTTTAACTGCAAGCTGTGAAAACCCCGAAGTCTTCCATGCAGTAGGTACCTCTAATCTATACCCTCTCTCATACTTAGAAGTGCACTTACCATCGAAGGAGGTGTCTGCAAGTAAGGTCCATGCACCATCGTTGTCCTTCTCTAAGTATATCTTAAAAGCCACTTTGGACCCATGCAGACTGCCTTCATCGTCCTGGAACGTTAGTCTAGGTACATACATAGTCACTCGTATTGCATCCATAGTCCCACCAAAAATTGTTTTAATTACCGGCCCTGGGTCTCCATTCTTAACTTTTTGGTTGACTACTCTTTCCGTCTGTGCTCCTTGAAATCCTGGAATATACGTCTGCGAGTTAGTGCCTGGTCTAGTAATATATGTAACGTCATCGAAGTTATCTGCTCCAGCGGAATCTATTAAAGGGGTCTCATTTAAAAACACGGAATTTGACCCATTTACTAACCCTATGATTTCTCCTTCGGATACCACATCTACTATCCTAGCGGTGGCCTCAGAGAATAAAGTATTGTCATCCTCTGATGGCGCAGTACCTCCACCACCTTTGCCACCACCACTTCCTCGAACGTCTGGCAGTCCTAACCCTGCGTTATGTACTCGTATACCCTCCGCAATGAAAGTATGGTATCCCTCTACTGTTAGGTTATAAACTGTGTCTTTGCCTAACTCCTCTGATTTTAATATAGGACGTAAATGGTTATTCTCATCTACTAAGCAGTCGTCTTCATCCAGGCTTCCAATCCCCACAAAAGTATTAAACTGGTTAAGTACCCAGTGGTTCGGAGTTGCATCTAAGTACCCTCCTCCCCAGTAGAAGTACCTAGATACTTTAGTATCCTCGTGCATGTGAATCTTCAATACTTTTGCAGTATGTACTAATCCTGTGTCGTCAAAACTTATAACAGAGTCCCCAACGTTTAGTTCGTCTAACCTACTAGTGCCTTCTGGGGTATGTACTAGTACATTACCTGGAAAACATCCTGCTCCTCTAACTAAATTATCTTGATTCATTGCTAATTCCTTAATTATTTACTTTCTGCGATTATTCCCGCGCTTATTACAGCACCGCCTACCATTAGTTGGCCATAACATACTGGTACAGGGACTCCCTGCCTTACAGTATTTGAACTCCCACTAAACCCAAAGTTATCTGTTAGTTCCGCAAATTCCGCGTCTTTAGGTGTAGGGGCTAAAAGCTCTACTACTCCTGATATGATCAGATTCGAAGCTACTGCCATATATACTGAGTAACCAAAACTACCGGAGGATCCAATGGCGGTGGCACATGCTTGACAGTATATATATATTAAAATCATAACAACTCCAACTATTATCTTACCTACCGAACTTTTTGCCCCCAGTACTGTAGGTACTATCTTTATAATGTCTGCCCCACTGCTAAGTAGTAACTCTGTCTCATCTTCTATGTATGATTTACCTACAATGATTTTATACCCCACCCCTCTACTTTCGGACTCCGATACAAACTGCCTAAATTCAGCATTATTAGCTATTAAACCCCCGATTGCTTCGATGGGGGCGTCTATATCAAACTTCCAATCTTTTCCAAATTTATCCCCTAACTCCCCATATAGTTTTACAGTCTTAAGCATTATGAACCATCCGAGTCTTCAGCAAGGATACCCCCGCTTATTACTGCGCCTCCTACTATTAGTTGCCCGTAGCATACAGGTATAGGTACGCCTTGTTTAACTGTATTTTGTGGACCACTAAATGTGTGGCCTGTTAGAGTATTTGCATCTCTAGGTGCTGCAGGCTTAGGGGCTAATAATTCTGCTACTCCTGACATTACCATCGATACACCTATATTCATAGCTATTTTACCAAGGAAAGTCATTTCCCCCAATCCAGCACCTTCTGTGTACCCATAGTTATAAGCAAGATATATCATAATAGCCCCTACTATTATCTTACCTACTTTTGACTTTGCTCCAAGTACTACGGGTATTATTTTTATATCCGACATTCTCATAGATGGTACTAATAAATCTTTTTCTTTTTCTATATATGAGGACCCTACCACAACTTGATACCCTATATTATTAGACTCTGAGTCCATAAGATTTTGCTTAAGGCCAGGATTATTAATACATAAAGCTTTAATAGCTTCAGCGGGGGAGCGTACGTCTAGTACCCAGTCTTTACCATACTTCTCCCCAAGGTCTCCATACAGTGTTACTTTCTTTAACATAATGATTTGTGCCTTAAATGGTGAGTCGTATGTTTACGCCAGTACCCTCCGTACATTTCCCTATTTGATAATCTACCATGTACGTGGTGTAAGATTTTATCTCCTTCTATGAAAACTGCTGCATGGTTAGGTACAGGTGAAACTAATTTTATAAGAAATATATCATATTTTCTTATACCATCTTCACCCTTTACCTGAATAAAACCTTGCTTCTTATAGTTATCTAAGTATCTATTCTCCCCTTTATCCCACCAACCATCTTGGCCACTAGTACACTTAAAATCTATATTTAATTCTTTTTTATAATAATCTCTTATTAAGGTACAACAATCTAGTACCCCATAACTAAACTGTCTTCCAAGTATGGGAGCCTCATATCCTGTAGGCTCCCAGCTATGCAATCGGTTACCTGGCCAGCTAAGTATGTGCCAAGGCTTATTAGTCCCCTCACAAGACACTTTATCTGCCTCAGAAGGTGCACACCCTGCATTAGGGTGAGAATGGCATATAGCTATAATAGTGCCGGTGTCCTCAGCGTCAGCGTAACTTATAGGGTCTATTATAAAGTACTCCTCCGGCGACTCCGCAATATTAATAGCAGGGAAGTACCTCTCTTTGCCTTTAGGGGTGCTTATTATAAACCCACAAGCCTCCTTAGGGTACTCCGCTTCCACATGTATTCTAAAATCTGATAACGTGCTATCATTCAATTTACAATCCCCATTTTTATTCCTGCTCCCGGAAAACCTCCAAAAGAAAGTTCATTATTATCTAATACCCCTTTATCCCCTGTTAGATACCCGAACCTCATTTCACATGCTGTGAAAGTCTTAGAGCAGCTATCTGCTGAGGATGAAGTAGTGTACTCATCTAACTTGTCTACGTATACAGTGGTGCTCACTGACCCTCCTCCTGTAATAGCGACAGTAGGAGCAACAGTATAGCTGCTTCCAGCACTTGTAAGGGTTAGTGAATCCACAACACCCGACGATAAACTTGCAGTTGCGGTGGCACTACCTCCTATAACTACTGTAGGTATAGAACCATAACTATGACCTCCTGTATCCAATGTTATGGATGCTACAGACGTAGGGGTTAGGGTAAGCTTACCAGACCCTAATAAAACACCACCGGATGTAGCAGTCCAAGAAGGTGCCGAGGTGTACCCTGTTCCTGAAGTATATACTCCGCCACCAGTACCAACGTATATTGTAATACTGTTTGCCACAGCATTATAACTATAGGTGGCGACTGCCCCAGTGCCTGAAGTACCAGAGTTATCAACAACAACAGACCCGCTAACAGAAGTGCTAGTATCAGTATTAGTATACTCTATAGAAGCAGGACCTGTGGTCGTAGGGGTCAATGTGACGTGTGCTGTAGCATCTCTAGCAGTAACAACAGCTGCTGTGCTCCACCCACACTCAGTACCTTTATACACCCAAGGACAAGAATTAGCTACTACAACTCGTGAAGGCAGCTTTACTCCGTGCACATCGTAGGCGGCTGTAAGTTCGAACTGGATATGAGTACGAGTTTCTACTGCTTTTCTGTCTATATACCATATCTCGTCTGAAAAATGAGCATTATCATCTGCTAAAGGGTGCTCATACCATATTCCTGGCCCTGCCGCCGCTATACAAGTCAGTGAAGTGTAAGGGGTCCAGGCCCCTAGAGACCCATTTTTATTTGCATCTATACAGTCTGACTTACTTAAACTAGGATCCCAAACTCCTCCTGCAGTAGTACAAGCACTTTCAGTTGTATGCCCCGATATACTACAGGCTCCAGATTCCCCTGAACAAAGACCTCCTACAGGGTATCCACTAGTGTAGCAGTACGAGTCTAAGTACTTAGCAAAAGTCCTTTTTCTAGTAACTTTTGCGCCTATAAGGTCATCATACGTATCAATAACCCCGGAAAGCAGGGAAGTGATATTAGCTACCGTTAACGTAGGTCTAGGTAGAGAGCCTTTTGCTGAAAACTCAAAACCATCTGCTTCAATAGGTAGAGCAGCATACTTGTTTCCCTGCCACACAAGTTCCTGCATATTCTCGTTATTACCAGCGTGCCACCTAAAAATACTGGAGGTGTCTGGGGCTGATCCGGTGGACATATCTAGCTCAAAAAGAAATACTAGGTCTCCGGGTGCAAATCCATTAATATCGCTGGTTATTTTGTCTGACATATGCCTATCTCCTAAGGTTCAAATACTTGTCTAAATGTTGCAGTAACGCTACGAACGCCCGATAAACTATCCACAGTACTCCACTTATCACACACATACTTTTTATAGGGGTAAATTGTGTAAACCTCTCCACTTGTTAATATGTCTGTTGCTAAGGATAGCTGTGTAGCACTATCTATACCCACTACTGTAGTGGTAGTACCACCAGAGTCAGTAACAGTAGTATTTAAATACTTCTGCGTAAAATACTGTGTAGTATCAATAAGCTTCTTACTTGCGGCACTAGTAGTAGTACTAGCTATATCATACCCTGTAGGGAACCAATCAAAAGCAGTTACCCCTCCCTGGTCTTCTAAAAACTTGATTATCTTATTTGATTCTGCGGTGGTTCTATTCTTCCAACTTAAACTCCATGTTTCTTTGATGTTATTTAGAGCTTTGCCCACTCTCTGCTCATACCCGTCGCCGTAGGTTGATTTATATACATCTGGTTGAGTATCAAGCTTCTGCCCTCTGTCGGGGTTTATATTTACTTCTGTATTAAAATTTGCCATAATTAGTAATCGCTAAGCAAGCCTCCTGGTCTTTGTTGTTTAACTAGTTCTTGTTGAATAGAGTGGGTCAGCATCTCACCTAAAGCTGCAGCCTGTCTAGCGGAGGAATTTCCTTCTGCTTGACTACTCTCACTGGATTCCGAACTTCCATCACTATTTACAGTAACGTTAATGCTAAAGTTATTGTTATTGGTGTTTCCACCTGCTCCTATAACAGGGATGGATTTACCATCTGGTAAAGGAACTACAGCCTCGTTATAATTACCCTCTCCAATTAGTCCTAAGGTTGGTTTGTGTACTACTCCTCCACTAGCGAAAGCTCTGAATCCTCCTGATAGTACTCCTCCTTTAGCATAACCGTCAGATACCGCCTCCCAATCTTCAGTGCCAGAGTCTCCGCCAACAGCTTCACCTATAGCTGCTTTAACAATAATACCTGTAATCCAACTCGCAGCTTGTCCTTTGGCTAAGTTAGCTAGCCCCATTAGCATTCTATCTGTATTTAGCTTATTACCACTAAATAAATCTGTTAATCCTGAGGTAAATGTGTCCTCTACCCCTTTACCCATATTTGCCACAGCTTGGTCCGTACTAATTCCAATATTTAATGCGTTAGCATTAATATTTGCAGTATTATTAGCATCATCTCCTTTATTACTAGTTCCGCCAAAAGTAGCAGTGTCTTCGTCTATTCCCTTAGTAAGGTCCTCTACTATACGTACTTTCATACCCGTAGAGTCTGTAATTACAGACATGTTATTCTCTAAGGCTTTCTCAGTAGGGGTAGGTTTTAATAAATCCATAAGAGTATTGGACTTTTCAACTACGGTCTGTAACTCCGTCATAGGTCCTATTTCTCCTGGGGCTAACATATTGCTACCTTTTAAAGTGCCGTCTGCTAATGTGCCAGGGAGTACGGCATTTAATACGGGTAATCTAGGAAGTACGAATTTTCCTATAGATCCTGTTAGCGCGCTTACTTTGGTTACTACTGTTTTAAGGGCATCATATAATTTTCCTGCATTAGGATTCTCATACCCGCTCTGTTGTATAGCGTTTCCTTTAATAAATCTCTCTAGAGACCCAGGGTTACCTAATCGTTTATTGACTCTGTCTTTCCAAGTTGGCTCAGGGTTTGTTACGCTTCTACTAATTTTCTTTAGTTCTGCCTTCTTTCTA